CTTCAGTGGACATTTTTATTGCATATTTTGATTTAAAAGTATCTACCTGAAAAACACACCCTATTGCATTACTATTTGACGGGTTTGATTTATTTGGAAAATCGGGTAACCCTTCATTCGTATCTGAATTGACTATTTTATTCATAATTTCATTAGAACATAGTGTTAATTTTCCTGTAGCAAAAATAAACTGACTTTTATTAACAGATTTGGTATCACTGCCTTGATATGTATAAGTATTTCCAAACATTTGGTCATAAGATTGATCAACTTTTGAATATCCAGTTAATCCGAATCTTCCATTTTTACCATCACCACCATATAAATATGTTAAAATTTTAACACTCCTAATAAAATTGGTTATTATCTCTCCATAATCCTTCAATAAAGTATAATTTTTAAATGTTTCAACTATTTGTGAATTACTTCTTGCTAATAATAATTGCAACGCAGGTGCTGACTCATATACCTTTGTAATTTTACCTTTACCTTTTTTTATCTCATGATTAATACCTATATCAAAATTAAAATCCCCTCCAATAAAAATAGGATTTCTATCTGTAGATCCAGATAAATAATATCTAGATCTAAATTTTGCAAAAAATGCAGATATTAATAATACTTCTATCATTTGTTTTGTAACATTTTTAACAGGAGCGGGAGCAGGAGCAGGAGCAGGAGCCGGTGTTTTTGCTTTAATTGTAGCAAGTGTTTTTGCCGTATCTAATTTAATATTAATAATTCCAATTTTTTGTAACATTGGAATATAACTAGGATTCGTATATTTATCTTTACAAGTATCATTACTTTTGTCACCTACCGACTTAGGATCAGGTTTTCCTTTATTTAACAATCCAAATATAGATGACTCTGACTCGTTAGCATCGCTGCGATTATACCATTCAAGGTTTGCATCGTTGTTGTCACCTCCACCCTTTTGTCCTTGTCCTGGTTCCACATCAGCCTCATCAGTTTCACCTTGAAATGTATCTTCGACTTTATCATTTTCATCATTTTCTTCTGGGATAGCATCTGTATTATCTGCATTTTTTACAGCATCATTAAATTTTTTTTTTTCATAAGCTCCTGGTAATACAGATGCAGATGCATTTGTAGATGATTGTTGTGTTACTTTAGATTGTTCAAACTCCTGTAAATATTTCCCCCCTTTAAAAACAATATATGTTACTGTAGCAAAGGATGTATTATTACAAACTGGCATGAATACATTATCAGTATCACTCGCAATTCCAAATCCATTTTTATTTTTATATATAACATTTCCCATTCTAATATCAAATTGATGTATAACATTAAATTTAGATTTTTTCACCATCGTAAGATGCCCTAAGGCTATTTGTGAGCTGCCGGGAGATAATGTATCACCATTTATATTTAGTTCAAAAAAATAAACAAACTCATATTCATTTTGATATTTCGAATATATTTGTGCTACTAAATTTGTAGGATCTTTTATATCTTGTAATAATTTTGGAAGTATATCTGTTGTATATTTATCTACTCTTTCAGTTTGCGTTTTATTATCTTTAATATTATATAATAAATCGTCGAATTCAATTTTTTTTTCATCGCTATCCATCCCTTTATGTAAGTCTTCAATTATTTGTCTATAAACTTTTAAAGAACATTGAACATTTTGAAAGCAATATATATCAGCATCACAATTATCCATTGAAGCAAATAGTCGTTCTTTACGTTTTTCCCACGAATTTTCATTTTTCCATGCTACTCCTGCAAAAGAATTGTCGACTTTTTTAAATATTTCTTCGATTAATTGCTCCTGCCCCAAAAAACAATATTGAACAAATGATATTTGATTTACACCCGGATTTAATGGAGACATTAACTGAGATGAGTCGACTTGTAAGGCGCTTTTAATAAAACCAGGCAGAATATCTGTTATAGAAGGAATTTTTGGTGTAGTTTTAAACGAAGCTGCAAATTGTTTTCCAACTCTTGTCCAATCTTGTTCTAAGAATTTTTTCGTCCATATTCTATTAAGTTGTGCACCCCTTACAGCACACGATGACATTAATGTGGCATCACGATCGATAGGTAATTTACCTTTTTCTAATTTTTCAAGAAATAATGTTAAATTAATATAATATGCAACTCTATAGCTCAATAATACTTTGTTTAACTGTTCAAATTTTTTATCCCATTCAATATAATCTATTATATAATCAATGCTTTGATATTTAAAAGCATTTTTATTAGAAAAAATAATATTTAAAATAAAATTGATGTTGTGTTTAATAACTGAATCTAGTTCTGCTATTGACGCAGGTGATAATTTTTGTTTCAATTCTTCTATTTTTTTTTTAGAATCATAAAATTCTGTTTTTTGTTTACCCTGTTGCCCGACAATAGTAGATAACAAATTTTGTTTTTCTAGAATTCTAAATACAAATTTTAATATTATTTTCGTATTTTCATCTATTTCAAATTTAGCCAATATAGCGGTATTTGTTACTTTTCCTGATATTATATTATATAAATCGACAATAGGAACTGTAACTAATTCATTTGACATCGTTTTAGAACTTTCAATAATTGAATCAATTTGGCTATTTGAAACTTGCCTAGAATATACGACAGTCGGTAATTTATCAGAGGGAGGACATGTTAGTTTTTTTTCTATGCTACCCTCACTTGTAGTCTGAATGAGTGTTTTTGCAACATCGGCAGGAATATATATAAATTTTTTTGCTGAACTAGAAATAGTAGCTTGTGGTAGACTAGATTGTCCTGTTATTGTTTTATAATATGCATTAATAGTATCATCTACTTTTTGACTTGATGTTTCAGAGTTACATTCGTCGCTATATGATGGTGTAGAAGAACCAGAAATTGCTGTAATAATTCTTTTTTTATTATTTATTATTCCTCCTATTAAACTATAATTATCACCTTGTTTAACCATTAATGTAGATGGTCTTGATATTTTTTTACCAAGTTCTGATTGTTGTTTATTTTCTTGTTCTGTAGGTTTTATATATAGAAATGAATATATTGTTCCTATAAGTGGGTGTTCCTGCGGCTGTTGTAAAGGAAACCAATTTTTAATATATTGTGATTTTTCATTTTCTGATGGATTATCTTTTATGTATACATTATTTTTACCAATGTTACCACTATTGTTTTGATCACTGCTTGGTTTTAAAAAATCTATAGTATTTGGATCAACAATAGTGTTATTGGGACTATATAATTTAATAGGCTGTCCTAATCGTTTTAAATATGCTTTGAATAAACTTATGTTAAAAAATGTATCTACTTTATTTTTTATAGTAGAATTATTTGGAAAACCTGAGTTATTAAATTTAATCAATGATGCAATGAATGGTTCCGAATCTAAAGATACACGATTTGTAAGAGTTGTTGTCCCCACATTTTCTGTATTCTCTCTTATACCCTGTCCTACACCTGTTTCTATCTGCATTCTCCTATCCCTATCTCTATCCCTATCCCTATCCCTATCCCTATCCCTATCTAATGAATCATATGAGTCAAATGGTCCCCCACCATACATGTTGCCGCCTTTCATTACCATAGTAGGTTTTTTTATAAGTTGTTTAGGGGGTTGAGGTGGTAGCGGGGGTTGCACTTGTGCGGGTAGCTTAGGCATAAGTTGTTGGGTGGGCTGAAGAAGTTGCCCTTGTTGTAATGCTTGAGGTTGAGGTTGTTGAGGTGGTTGTTGAGGTGGTTTTGGCTGCTGTATTTGTTTCTGTAAATTTTCATATTCTTTTTGTGATTTTTGTAATTCACTTGGTGGAATGGTATATAATCTTTTATAGTAAATTTTGGCTAACTTTTTTCGTTCTTTTTTTTCCATACTCAATATTTCCGGAGTTATAAATATTTGCAATGTTCCAACATTATACTTTTTAATTATTTCTTCTTTTTTTCTTTCTTCCTCTTGATAGTAGTCTTTTTCTGGTTTTTCATAAGTTTCTTCTTCAGAAGACGACATTTATATACTATTATTAATATATATTATAATATTCATTTAATTTATTTTATTGCATATTATAATATTCATTTATAAATAACAAATACATTTGTATATGCATATGCATATGTATCTGTGTGAGTATTTGATTCACATGTAATTTATATCCTATCTATAAAACTAATTTCTTAAAATTTCTTAAAATTTATTCATATTATATGCGTCTAAATAATTCAACTGATTGCTTTTATTTTTCTGCATTTTTGCTTTTTCTAGTAACTCGGTAGCATCATTGATTTCTTTTTCTGTTATAATCTTATTATTTGTATATTCACCTAATTTCCGCGAGTTTAAGAATTTTTTAGGTAGAAGGCAATATTTACTCTTTTCGTTTAAAATAAAATCTGCTAAAACAACAAAAATAGCTGTTAATAAAAGTGCCATATATATATTTCTAGTCGCCATCCACGATACCGTGAATACTAAAATTTCTTTTGTAAGAGCATATTTTATATACGATTCCGTGGATTCATCTAAATTAATTTGTATATATCTTGAGCCTATATTTAAGCATATCATCATTATTCCTGCAAAAAATGTGCTAGAATTTAATGAATTTATAGCATTATTTACGACATCCATTATGTATGATTTTTGTTGGGTTATATATAATATATTGGATATATATTATATTTACAATAAAATAAAAATATTATAATAAAAATATTATAATAAAAATATTATAATAAAAATACTACAATAAACCTGGTGTTAAACCATCACGCTCCGCTGACTCATCCTTTCATATAATGGTGCAGATTTAATAATTATAATCGTTATAAACATAAGTCCTAGACAGAAGTTTACTTTTGAGAAGTATATAATAAGTATTAAGATTGCAATTCTTCCTATAAATGAACTATAAAAATAATTGTATATGGTTGGTATAAAAATAAGCAATAAAGCAAATAGTATAACAGTATAAAATACAACGGAATTCATATGTATATGTATATTTATATTATATACATGTAAAATATTTAGAATAATATATATTTAGTATACTATATTTATAAAATATAACATTTTATAATTATATTATTGTAATAATTACATTATTGTAATAATTACATTATTTTTTTACTATAATAATATACTGATATACTGATATAATAGTATTATTACTAAAATGAATGTTAATAATATTACGGCATTAAAACCGCATGCATCTTATAAAAAAAGGGTAAAAATACCACCGTATTCATTATTTCCCAATACAAAAAATTTTTCAGATAGATATTATCCAAACTCACTTAAACATGCACCATCTATGATTCCGATAGTATCAACAAATGTAACTCAAAACCCATCACCTGTAATAGAAGAAAATATAAAGTGGGAGACTACTTCTCCTCTTATAACACCTGAAAACAATCCTGAACCAATAGGATTTATCATTTTACGTAATGTAATTTGCGCAAAGACAAATGAATATTGGAAAGAATGTTATAGATGTATAAAAAAAATTTATCCTAAAAATAGAATACTTATAATAGATGATAATAGCAATTATTCGTATGTTTCCAATGATCCTCTAGAAAATACCATGCTTATAAGAAGTGAATTTCCTAAAAGGGGAGAATTTTTGCCATATTATTATTATTTAAGAACACATTTTTGCGATACAGCTGTTATTTTACATGATTCGATGTTTATTAAACAATATATAGATTTCAATGTAGATGATTATAAATTTATTTTAGATTTTGGGAGAGCAAATATTAATGATACCGGTTCTCTACCTTATCAAGCAAAATTATTAAATGCTTTAAATAATGAAAAATTAAATAAATTTTATAGAACAAAGGATGATAATACGTGGAAAGGATGTTTTGGATGTATGTCTATTATTAAATATAACTATTTGAAAAATATCGATAATGAATTTCGCATATCTAGCTTAATACCGCATATAACGTGTCGCGATGATAGATGTGCATTTGAGAGAATAATAGGGTGTTTATTACAAATTAATAAAAAATCAGAAAAAACATTACTTGGTAATATTAATACATATTGTAAATGGGGTTTTACATATGAACGATATGTTAGAAATGAATACAATATTTTATTGCCTATAATAAAAGTATGGACAGGAAGATAGTATTTACAGTATTTTACAGTATTTTACAGTATTTTACAGTATTTTACAGTATTTTTTACAGTATTATACATAATAATTGCGCAATATTGAATTATAACATTATTATTATAATTTAATTTCCGTTTTTTTTTTAAAATAATATCTCATTTTTTTATAGGAATGCCTTTACCTTTAGCGTTATTTGCTTCGTCATATAATGAAGATGACGAAAGTGGAACAACAATACTTCAAAATTCAAAAGCATCATATATCCCTGCAAAAAATGATAAAAATAATTATATGTTAGATGGTAACGGCAAAAGCGATAACAATAATAAACCTAAAAATAAAAATCCATCAAATATGCGAAAAACAATTAAACAAAAACCGTCAGCACCAAATGAATCAAAATTATCAGCATTGCTAAAATCTATGGATGAATCAAGTGATTCTGAAAATGAAAATGAAAATGAAAATGATGACAATCGCCGTAATTTAGTAAATTATAAAGGTGTAAGTGAAAATAGTAGTAGTAGTAGTCCAAGTATGTTTCCCCCTTTACCTGAGTTGAATTATAAAGGTCCTTCAATGATGCAGTCGCAGTCGCAGTCCGCCACCTCATCATCTCCTCCCTCACAAACGCAACCTGTATATCATACACCTGATATTCCTACATCAACAACCGGTGCTGTTTCAAATAGTTCGTATGATAATATACCAAGCACGTATGCTAATCAGTATTATAAACAGTTTGTCCCATATATGAATCAGAGTTCAACAGAAATGCCCGAACAACCAAAGAGTGAATTAATAGAGAAACTAAACTATATTATCGATATTTTAGAAGAACAACAAGACTATAAGACTAATTCTATTTTCGAAGATTTAATATTATACGCATTTTTAGGAATATTCGTAATTTTTATCGTAGATTCATTCTCGCGATCTGGAAAATACGTAAGATGATACATATGAAACACGTTATACATATGAAACACGTTATACACATTAAATATATGAGACGATATAGATGCGAGAGATTAATCGAAATTCCCTTTCCTCACAATATTAATTCATTATTGCCACATTTTCTGGTAATAATGTTTTGCATATATAATTATGAAAAAGTAAAGTATTCTTCTCCACCAAAATAGGTTTAAAATTTATTAAAAAATAATCAATTAATTTTTTATTATGCGATAGTGTATCGATTAGGATACATCCAACCTCGCTGTCATTACCACTACTATGCTTTTTTTTCTCTAATTTAAGCGCATTTATAAACCCACATATGAAAAAATTGTCATGTGTATATTGTAACTGTATTGAGCATGATAAATAAGATATATCACTATAGCTTGACTGACTTTTAGAAACACTATTATTTATAATACGTTTATTTGATTTTCGAAACATATATACTGCCATCGGGATACTATTTTCCCCGCTTGTCATTCCCGCGTTGTTTTTTTGTAACAATATATAAATAGAATATATTTCATATTTAACAAGATGCACAATATGCGGAATAGACGGAACAATGAATGCGTCGAATAATTTATAATGATTGCTATAGTGTTGTGAATGTAGGAAATCAATAAATACATTTATATTTTGTGTGCCAATTTTTACTAAGGTTATACTGGGATGAAATCTGTATTCTATAGGATTCCAGGTTGATAGAGGGATATAAAAAGAATGATATTCAACAAATGGGGCAATTAATTTTGGAACATTTACAACAGTATATTTGAAAATAGATGCAACTATTTTTTCTTTATTTCTTATAACTTTTAATCCATTTTCTTGATACGGACTTTGTTTTGTATTTTTATTTATATCCGGGGAATTTCCCTTAATCTCACGCTTCTGTAACTTCTCATGTTTTTCTGTTTGTATAAAATCACGATCTCTTCTCACCATTTCATCCCAATCATGAAACATTTTATAGTTATATGTTTGTATCATCTCAGTCACTTGTGTTTCAAGTATTTCTTCTGAGTTATAATAAATTTGTGAAAAGTAAATAGGTAATGTATTCGTATCACCCAATGATTTACTAATTTTAGATTTAAAAAAACAATATAAGGGTATAGAAATAATCACGCCAACTACATTATTTATCGAAACAACATTTGGAACATTTGTTTCTGTCTGTTCGCTTAGTTCGCTTGGTTCGATACTTTTGTATATGGTTTTATAATTCATTGTTATAATAGGATTATATTCATGATGTAATAATAAAAGTTTAAGTTCATCTTTATGCAATTGACGAATAATATCTAAAAATTTAATGTTTCCATTGTTATATTTTTTATTAAAATATGGATAGTTATTTATTAATACCACTATATCCTCATAATGTGAACTAGTTCTATCTATCTCATTTACATATATATTTCCTATTTTTACAGGAGTATTCGTATCTGTTATATACGAAACATTATTATTTAAAAAATTTAAATGG